CATCATGTCCTTGACGGACACGGCACCGCGGTTGCCACCAAGGCCGCTGGTGCCGTGTCCGTCAAGGACATGATGGCCAAGAAGCTGGCCGACCTGGCCAACAAGACCCAGCCGGCCACCGGCAACAAGATCCGCGTCACCCAGGACAAGCAGTTCGCGCTGCCCGACGGCACCAAGACGCGCGATGCGCTGGCGGTGGTCATCGTCGATTTCTGCAGCCGCAACATGTTCTACGACAAGGCCTACGACAAGGACGCGGTCTCGCCGCCGGCATGCTTCGCCATCGGCGAGAACCCGATCCGCCTGGTGCCGTCGGACAACAGCCCGGCCAAGCAAGCCGACACTTGTGCCGAATGCCCGAACAACGTGTTCGGCAGCAACGGCGCGGGCAAGGCCTGCAAGAACTCGCGCCTGCTGGCGGTGCTGCCGCCCGACGCCAGTGCCGACGACCCGATGTGGACGCTGGAGGTGTCGCCGACGGCGATCAAGGGCTTCGACGGCTACGTCAACGGCCTGGCGTCGCGCATGGGGCTGGCTCCGTTCGCCGTCGTCACCCAGGTGTCGTTCGACGAGAACAAGGAGTACGCCTCGCTGGTGTTCGGCGAGCCCGAGCCGCTGGAAGACGCACAGCTCTTCGCCAACCGCATCGAGGAAGCCCAGAAGATGCTGATGGCCGAGCCCGACGTGTCGTCCTACGGCCAGGAGAAGCCGGCGCCCGCGCGCAAGGCGGCTCCCGCCCGCAAGGGCGCCGTCGCGGCCCGCCGCTGACGCGCCATGGCAGTCCGCAAGTTCTTGCTAGGGCAGGCGCTGGAGTCCTACAGCAGCTTGCTGGACTGCCTGCCTCGCCTCACTGAAGAAGAAGTCCTGGCTGCGCTCGATCTTGAGTCAGCCACATCACGCAGGCGGACGGTCATTGATCGCCTGATTTCCCGAGCCGCTCGTCTCAACGAGCTTTCCTATGTCGCCAAACTCAAGGAGAAATACCATGGCGCGTCCCACCAAAGCCTCCAACATGACGAAGGCTGAACGCAAGGAGGCCCTTGCCGGCCTGAAGCAGGCCCTGAAGAACGCTGCCGCCGAACTGGGCACGTTCAAGAAGTCGGCCGCCGATGCCGACAAGGCGGTCATGGCCGCCGAGCGTGCCGCCAACAAGGCCGTCGTGGCGGCCAAGAAGGCCAAGGCCGCCGCCGATGCCAAGCTCGCGAAGGCGCAGGCCGCGCACGACAAGGGCGCGGAGAAGATCAACAGCCGCATCGCAGAGCTGACCGCGTCCACCGACGCGTCGTGATGGTCCGCTGGCCCAGGTGACTGGGCCAGCGTGTGCAGTTCTGACCTGATAGGGAGCTTCATGCGCAGCTTGATGATTGACGCCGAGACCCTCGGCGTCACTGCCGATGCTGTCATCCTCAGCATTGGTGCCGTTCCGTTCGACCTGGCCACCGGCCAGGTGTCCGACGAAGGGTTCTATGTTTCGGTGTCGGTCGATTCGAACCTCGAACTCGGACGTCGCATCACTGAGAGCACACTGCTCTGGTGGTTGAAGCAGAGCGCAGCTGCGCAGCAAGTGTTCTACGAACCCAAGGAGCACTTACGCGAAGCGCTGCTGCAACTGTCCGACTGGATCGGCTCCAACGACTACGAGGTGTGGTCCAACGGAGCCGACTTCGACATCCCGATGCTCGCGCATGCGTTCACGCAGAGCGGGCTCCAGGTGCCCTGGAAGTTCTACAAGTCCCGGTGCTTCCGCACCTACAAGAACCTCCCCGGCGCCGACAAGGTGGCACTGCCACCCAAGGAAGGCACCGCCCACAACGCGCTGGCCGACGCCTACAACCAGGCGCAGGCCGCGGTCGTCCTCCACAAGGCGCTGTTCGGCGCCAAGAGCAAGGCCAAGGCATGAACATCGAGCAGACTCTCGCTGAGCGAGGCAGCCGCTACGGCGTCTTCATGGGGCATGCCCACGTTACCCAGGACATCAAGAACGCGATTCGCTTGCATCTGGTCGCTCGCGACAAGAAGCTCAGCGACGACCAGCAAGAAGCGCTGGACATGATCGCTCACAAGATCGGGCGCATTGTCAACGGCGATCCCAACTACGCCGATAGCTGGCATGACATCGCTGGCTACGCGCAGCTGGTGGCGGATCGCTTGAACGGGCAACCGCGGTGACCCCCGGCCGCTTCGCGCGCCTGACGCAGGGCCTCAACGGCGTCGCGCGCAAGGTACTCGAAGCGGTCCCGATCCAAGAAGCGTGGACCGCGGTCCAGATCAACACCGAGCTGCACCGCACCGGTGCTCGCATGGACCACCAGACACTCGAAGGGTGTCTGGAGCGGCTACGCCGCATCAGGCTCGTCTCCGAGCCCGCTCCTGGCACGTTCACGCGCGTCCCGGTACGGGTTAACGACCGCCCCGATCCTGACGAACTCGACGAGGAAGACCCCGTGGCCAACCCCATCACGCCGTTCGACAAGCTGGCGCAGCTGACACAGCAGATGCGCGAGCTGGCCAAGTCGCTCGAAGACGTCGCCCTGGAGATCCAGGCTGAGATCGAGCGCGAGCAGAACAAGACGGCCAAGCTGCGCCAGCTGCAGGCTGCGCTCAAGGAGCTGGTGTGAGCCGCGGCCCTGAGACTACGTTCGTCCAAAGTGTGCACCGCCTTCTCCCGAAGAAGGTGTACCGAATGAAGAACCACAACGAGTTCAACGGCGGCATCGCCGACTGCTGGTACGACGGCCCACTTGGCGATCTCTGGGTCGAGTACAAGTTCGTGGTGCTACCCAAGCGCGACGACACGCTTGTGCGTATCGAGCTGTCCGAGCTGCAGATGCAGTGGCTGCGCGAGCGCAAGTTCAACGGGCGCAACGTGGTCGTGGTTGTCGGGTGCAAGGAAGGTGGCGTGTGGCTCGACCACCCGCGAAAGTGGGAAGTCGGTTATTCCGCTCAAACCTTCCGCGACATCATCGAACCTCGCCAGGAGATCGCTGACCGCATCGCCTACATCACCCATGGATGAGACTTTTCTCGAAGCTGCCGAACGAGCAGCGACCAGCGCTCTCGAAGAAGCGCGCAAACGGATCGGGTCTGCCCCGCAGCCAAGATCCGCCGATGGAGACTGTGCCGAGTGTGGGGACGAGATCCCTCCCGCACGCGCGGCTCTGGGATACCATCGCTGCATCTCGTGCCAATCTTCCATCGAGCAACGAGAGCGGTTTCGTCGTTAAGGGAGGCGCACCATGCGCTACAGTGAAGAGGGCCTGTACCGGCTCTTGGAGAAGCTGCTCCGCGCAGCCAAGGAACCCAAGAACTGCAACGAGCTGTTCGACAACCAGGAAGTTCGCGAGTACGCCGCTTCGCCGAACCGAGTGTCGGACTACCTGGGTAACATGTGGCGCCGCGGCCTCCTGCGTCGCGTCCCTGAGACCGACCCGGGCCGTGGCCCGCGCTGGCGCTACATCTGGAAGGACAAGGTGCCACCCGAGCTGGGCGCCATCGATTACCTACCCAAGTCGCTCGTTGACCGCCCCAACCTCCTCATCTCCGAAGATGGTGATCGCATTCAGATCGACCTCAAGGAGATCGTCATCATCATCCAGCAGCGCAAGAAGAATGCTAAGTGAACCCGACACCAAGGCTGCGGCCGAACAAGGCTGGGCCTTGGAGTTCATCTATGACCTGAGTAAAGCGCGCTGCCTGCTCACGGTCATGCCTGTCGACTTTCCGGCGGTGCCTGCCTGGCAGGCTCGCCAGGCTCTGGTGGCCCGCGCCCGTCGCGGCGAGGCACTGGCCATCCGCGCGCTCAAGCTGATTCATTCCTCTAACATCTCACGCCGATCGTCATGACCTTTCGCCCTATGCTGGCCTCCGAGGCCGACCTCGCTAAGCTCCGCTTTCCGCTCTTCGCATCGCCCAAACTCGATGGCATCCGTGCCACCGTAGTTGATGGGCGGCTACTCACGCGCACGCTGAAGGAAGTGCCCAACCGACACGTTTTCAACCTGCTGAGCAACGAGCACTTCAACGGCCTCGACGGCGAGCTGATCGTGGGCTCGCCCACGGCGCACGACGTGTATCGGCAGACCGTGTCAGGCGTCATGAGCATCGAAGGCGAGCCTGGCTTCAGGTTCTATGTCTTTGACAACTACCGCGTACTGTCGTCGTGGCAGTTTCGCTGGCGCGACATCCACCAGCGCCCGAACGCTGCGTGGCACGATTCGTTCGTGCTGCACCAGCACGACGAAGTGCGCACGCACGACGAGTTGCTCGAAGTCGAAGAACGTGCGCTCAGTGCCGGCTACGAAGGGTTGATCCTGCGTGACCCGCACGCGCCTTACAAGCACGGGCGCAGCACGACCAAGGAGGGCTACCTCCTCAAGCTCAAGCGCTTCCAGGACAGCGAGGCCGAAGTGCTAGAGGTCGTCGAAGAGATGGCCAACCTCAACGAGGCCAAAACCAACGCGCTGGGTCGCACCGAGCGCAGCAGCGCCAAGGCCGGCAAGGTCGGCAAGGGCACGATGGGCGCCCTGCGCGTACGCGACCTGAAGACCGGCGTCGAGTTCGAGATCGGCACCGGCTTCACGGCAGAAGACCGCGCCAAGTTCTGGAGATCTCCTCCTATCGGACAGACCATTAAGTTTAAGCATTTTCCTATTGGCAACTACGACAAACCGCGACATCCAGTGTTTATCGGTTTTCGCCCGCAGGGAGCGTAATGGCTACTCGCGCAGAAGCCAACAAGGCTCGTAGCACTCACGGGCACGCACCGAGAAAGGCAGTGTCGCGTGCATATCGGGCTTGGCAAGCTATGCACCAGCGCTGCTATTACCCCAAACACATTGGCTGGGAGCGCTATGGCGGACGCGGCATCACCGTATGTCTGCGCTGGCACAAATTTGAGAATTTTCTTGCAGACATGGGTGAGCCGCCACCAAGTCATTCGCTTGATCGCAAAAACAACGATCTTGGATACAGCAAGTTCAACTGTCGCTGGGCAAGCAAAACTGAACAAGACAACAACCGGTCCAGCAATCGTCGATTCGCATACCGAGGTCGCTTGCTTACCGTTAAGCAATGGGCCGACGAGACAGGCCTGAAATACGCCACGCTGTATCGCCGGCTTTGCGTTTCTGGATGGCCCGTCTCCAAAGCTCTCAGCCTGCCTTTGGCAGGATCTTCTAACCTCCAACGGAGAACCACATGAAGCTCTACCGAGTGTCCTTCAACGACGGCGACAACAACGAGGTCGCCAAGTGGGTCGGTTCGCAGGACGAAGCCACCAAGCAGCGCATGGCGTTCATGAGCGAACACGGCGTCAAGCGCAAGAACGTCAGCATCGAGAACATCGAGGTGCCCACCACCAAGGCCGAGCTGATCGAGTGGCTGAACACGAAGAAGGTGTAGTCCGCATTCTCGACCTGACGGCTCTTATGAAGGCTTCACCTGGCACGGTCTTCGTCATACCTGGGCCACCTGGCACATGCAGGCCGGGACGCCTGCAGCAGTTCTTCAGCAGCTGGGAGCGTGGGCTGACCCACGCATGGTCCAGAACTATGTCCACCATGCAGCGAGCCATCTGGCGCAGTACGCCGACCCCTTGAGAGGAAAGAAATGAAGCCCATCCCCTACGACGAGATCATCGCCAAGGCCAATGCGCGCAAGGACGCGCTGCACTGCATGACTTCGTGCACCACCTTCCGCAGCTGCAGGCCGCTGTCGGCGCGATGAGAGATCTGAAGACCGCTGTCAGCAGCTTGGACGCTGAGTCCCTTGCTCTGCTTGGCGATGAGCCCGTGTATGCGTTGAGTCAGTGGGTCGACTCCCTG